GTGGGCGATTCGCATGGATGATGTCGCACTACTCGATCCTGCTTCCACGACGGACGTGGATCCAACAGTGCGTGATATCATCAATGTCATCAACAATGTCCCCTATGTACCACCACAGGCAGCTGTGGAAGACAAGGGAAGGACTCCAGTCATGGCGAAGTTGGTGTTGGCAACAACAAATACTCCTCACCTGAATGCTGGGGAGTTCTTTGCTTGTCCACTTGCAGTGCGACGGCGTTTGCCGTATGTAGTGCATATCAAGCCAAAGACTGAGTATCTCGCCACCAACAAGACCTTCATCGATCCAACGAAGTTACCTCCCATTGAAAGTGAGTTCCCAGATTATTGGGAGATTACTGTTCAGGAAGTTGTCCCGATGAAGCACCGTGCGAAAGACGATGCCGAACTGAAGACAATTGCCGTTTTCACTTCAATGGCAGAATTTCTCAAACACTTTGCTGAAGCGTCCCTCAAGCATGAGGGCAACCAAGCCAAAGCAGCTGTGTGCGATGACGCCATGAAGACGTTGAAGGTGTGCCGGTTGTGCTATCAGGTTGGTGCATGTGAGTGTCTTCAAGCAGAGATTACAATCTCAGGTTTGTGCCTGTACTACTTGCGTTACTTGCTCGTTGATACGTGCTCACACTTTGCACTTCAGATGGTCTTGAACATGCTCTCGATGACACTCTTCTACTATCTTGCACAATTGCAGATCACTGGTTGGGTACTCACGCGTTGGGCTAGTTACATGAACAAGAGTATGCAGATCCGCGTATGGGGCTTCCTGTTTTTGAATGGACGGGATCGAGTCTACACGTTGAGACTGCATCAGTTCCTGAAGGCACTCAAGTTTGTCACGACTGTTTATCTTTCCTACAAGGCAGCACACACTGCTTGGAAGTGGACTTTTCCATCGGAAGAAAAGAACAAGAGAGCAGTCGAAAAGAGTGACGTTCCACTGGAAGTGCAAGGCAACATTTTTGGTTCAACAGAACAACAATTGGAAAAGGAAACCAACAGTAATGTGTGGTATAACCCAACCGTTGAGTTGAATCGATTTGATGTTCCTTTGGCTGCACAGAGTCTTGTGGGAATCACTGATGAAGCAATCCGCGATCGTCTCGCACAAAATTGTGTGCGTTTGAGTATCACATCACTTGACACAGGTCGCAATTCGAAGGTCTGTGGTGTCTTTGTGAAAGGACACTGGCTCATGTTCAATAACCATGCCGTGACGGGTGGAACAAGATATGAGATTGAGATCCTCAGCATGACCCAATCGCAGGGATTGACATCAAACACGAAGGTTCGTGTGAATTCGGGTGATTTCAGAGTGTGTGCTGAACGCGATGCTGTTTTTGTTGAGATTCGAGATGTGTCTCCACGCAAGGACATCACTTCATTGTGGTGTGAAGCATCAATTCCAGTATCCAAAATGGTGTCTATCAGACGCGAGAAGACTGGACGTGTTTCGTGCCAAAGTGTGTACGGAGTTACGTTTGCAGATGCTTTCCCTGTGGAAGCCTTGAAACGCAATTTGGCTCTGTACATGGGTAAAGTGCGTGAGGAGACACAGGTTGGTGATTGTGGCTCGATTGCTGTTGCTATTACGCCACGTGGTCCAGTCATTATTGGATTACACACCTTGGGATATCTTGACACAGCTGGTTTCACATATATTCCCAAGAGCGTGATTGATAATCTCACACAAGGTAGTCTCGTTGTCACAGCTGGACCACAGCCCAAGTTCGATCTGCAAGGGTCAGTCCAATTGACAGAACCACATCACAGAAGCTTGATGCGATACATTGAACGTGGCACCTTGACTGTCTTTGGATCGATGCCTGGTTTTCGTGCAAAGCCCAGAAGTAAGGTGTGCGCAACTCCTCTACAGAAGGAAATGCTCTCGCACTTTGATGTTGAAGTCAAGCATCGTGAACCATACATGACAGGCTTTGCACCGTGGAGGAACAATTTGTTGGAAATGGTTGTTCCTAACCACGACATCGACACGCAAATCCTGAAGGAGTGCACACAATCATTTGCCACCGACATTTTGAAGTCATTGACTGCAACACATGGTGAAGAGTGGAAGCGTGAGCTCCTTTTTTCTCTCAAAGAAGGCATCGCTGAATGGCTTGCCAGGAGTGAAGTTCATCGATCGTGTGAATGTGAATTCCTCAATGGGGAGTCCATTCAACACATCAAAGAAGGCGTACCTGAAGGATGCTCCGTGTGAGCAATATCCGGATGGAATTGACTTCGATGAAATTGTCTGGGAGATGTATGATGAGATCAGCACTGCCTATGCTAATGGTGAGCGGGTAAATCCGGTGTTCATGGGACACTTGAAGGATGAACCTGTTACTCACGCTAAGCATAAAGCCCAAAAGACACGATTGTTTACGGGTGCACCAGTGGCGTGGTGCTTGGTGGTTCGATCACGATTTCTCACAATGGTGCGTCTGATTCAGCAGAACCCGTTCATTTTTGAAGCAGGGCCTGGAACAGTAGCACAATCAACAGCGTGGGGAACCATTCGTAACTACCTGGTGGCTCATGGCAGTGATCGAATTGT